TGGATGATTGTTTTCGGGTCATCTAGTCACATTGCACAGTTTCTAGTGCTGTCTTATTCTGCTACCATGTGCGGTGGGGTGTTTGTGATCGGGCTTTATGCTAGCGTTTTCTTCTTGCCTCTTAACTTGTGGATGCTCCTAGAGGCATTAAGGCGTGACTGAATTATTGCTTGAAAAGATAATGGCTACTTACGGGGTTCCTGTTGGGTTCGCCGTTTTTATGCTATACCAGATATGGAAATCGCCTAGCCGTGAAGATCCGACCAAGAAAATACTAGAGCGCCTTGACGATATCAAGGAAACTCAGATTGACCACGGGAATAGGTTGACGCGCGTTGAAACTATTGTGGAGGAGCGAAAGTAATGGCTGCATGGAATTGGGAAGATTGCCTAGCACATACAAAGATTAGCGAGGGCGGCTATGTCAATGATCCAGTTGATCCTGGTGGCGAGACGAAATACGGGATTAGCAAGCGGTCGTATCCGCACTTGGATATCAAGGCTCTGACGTGGAAGCAAGCCGCTGACATATACCGGCGCGACTACTGGGACGCTGTAAGCGGAGATGATCTGCCGTCTGGGCTGGATCTGGTGGCGTTTGATGCTGCTGTAAACAGTGGTGTATCGCGCGGCGCTAAGTGGTTGCAACGTGCCTTGGGTGTAAAGCAAGACGGACGTATTGGACCACAGACGATCAAGGCGGCGTTGGAATGTGACGACGTGGAGGTCATTACGAAAGCGTGCGGATATCGCCTATCGTTTATGCAGTCTTTGTCAACGTGGAATCGTTACAAAAACGGATGGACTGCGCGGGTTAATGGTGTGATGGACGCTGCCATTGATATGACCAAGGCAGATTTCAGTGAACCAAAGAAACGCGGGTTTGATCTTATCGGGTGGCTGGTGAAGTTGATTATGGGGATGTTTAAGAGATGAGAGAACTGAACCGACTGCTGCGGCACGTATTCGCTCCATTGGTTGCTTGGCTTGTTGCTGCTGGGTATCTGCCTGAGTACATGCAATCAGACGTTACTGAGGCGCTAGTGCTAGTAACTGCGTTTGCTATCCCATACGGCATTAGCTGGTGGCGTGATGCTATCCGGGGTTCTTAATTGGTTCCTTGGCGGTGGATTATCTGGCATCGCACGCGAATTGCGCGGCGCGTATCGAGATCGTCTAAACGCCACCAACGACGCTGATAGGATCGCAGCAGATGAGCGCATCGCTATAGCTGAGGCTCGTGTGGAGGCTATGCGTGTTGGCGGATTGGCTAGTGTGGTTCGGGCTGCGTGGGCGTTGCCGTTTGTGGTATACAACGCCAAGCTAGTGATGTGGGACAAAGTGCTAGGATTGGGCACCACTGATCCTCTGTCTGCTGAATTGTACTATGTGCAGATGGTTGTGATTGGGTTTTATTTTTTGACTAGCACTGTTGACAGGCTGCGGCGTTGATGCTATCTAACCATCACTGAAACCAAATAGGAGGAACGATCATGGGTATCTTTGCAGTAGTGTGGTTTATCGCTGTGCTTGATAACTCCCTGCGCGCAGCAGGTATGTAAGAATATGGGGCGCTGCTTTGGTGGCGCTCCTAAATAGCGGGGCGTAAGTAGCACAGCGGCTGCGCGGATTGATTTGATCACCAGTCTGTAAAGTTTGCCAAGTTCGGTCTGCAATGTCCGACCCCGCGCCAATAACCGCTCTTTTGTGGTGTGTGTCGTCACTGACCGACGAACTGGTTACATGTGACTTGCAAGCGGCACGCACCTCATGAGCGCGGTAAAGCGGTGTAAGTCTGTAGCGTGCTAAACGCATCCGTCTGCATCGCGCTCAAGTAACACCCCTCGTTTGCGTTCTGGTGGGTGTATAAAGATCAGAACAGATACGCGTAACTAAACCCGGCAACTTGCGCTGGGTCTTTTTTTGCCATATCGTCACAGCATGGGGTTTTGGCGGCGTTGTGTCCCCCTTTGCTGGGTTTGGTCCCTCCTCCTGCCATTCTCAGCGCCTTAAGACAACGCCGCTTTATCAGGAGGCTTGACATGATGGTGGGCCTGTGGTTATCTGATCTTAGCCGACTAACTTGCCACTACATCACAGGCGATAATGAAAGCTGGTGCAGCAAGGCTTGGCGGCTATATCATAGGCATTGGTTCTGGCGCGCATGGGTGTGTGTTTTCGGATTTAGCCATTGTCACAAATCTTATGAGTATCATTCCCAAAGGAGGGATAGAAATGTTTAAGTATGTAATTGCTGCAATGATTGCTGCAACGCCTGCACTAGCTCAGACAGGACCGAACTGCGCATCCACCAAAGATGTGTACGAAATCCTAGACCAGCGTTTTGGCGAAAGTCGAACATTCGTCGGCGTTGCTCAGAATGGACTGATTGAAATTTTCTCAAATCATACGACCAACACATGGACGATGATCGCAACAACGCCTAATGGCGTATCTTGTATTATCGCTGAGGGTAAGGGGTTTGAAACAATTCCATACGGCGACCCCGCCTAATTTGCACACATCACAATCACAAGCTAAACCTCTTAGTGTAACGCTAGGAGGTTTTTTTATGACCGACACTAAACAAGAACAGATTGAAGCAGCTAGGCTAAAGGCAGAAGGTCTAACGCGGGCGCAGATTGCTGATCGCATGGGGCTGAGCGCTAGGCAGGTAAAGTCACGTCTGGCGGCTGCGGCAAGGTGGGATCGCTTGCCTAGCAATGTTCAAGAGCGATTGGCATCAAGGGGGTATGATGATATCCGTGGCCTAAAGGACGGATGGATTATTGATCGGCGCGAGGACGGCACAGGGGAGAGCCTGCGGTTCGTTTTGGGTGACGATGAGTTGCCGATTGAAAGCGCCATTGACGATGCGTGTGACCGCTTGGTGGAAAGATCTCCTGTTGTTGCCTTGCCTAAATATCTAGGTGGCGAAAACCTCATGGTGATTAGTCCAGCCGATATCCACATGGGAAAGTTGGCAGAGGCGCTTGAAACTGGCGATGCATACGATATGGAGATAGCAGAGCGGCGCACCAAGGAAGGCGTAAAGGGTCTTCTTGAGATCGGCCAGAAGTGGGGCCTAGAGGCCATCACAATCAACACGGGCAACGATAGCCTGCACGTTGACAACAACAGAGGCACCACCACCAGCGGAACGCCGCAGTCAACGACTGGATCTATTTTCAGCATGTTTGACGCCATGTTTGATACGTGGGTTTGGGTAATCGAGACCGCGGCTGAGTACGCCCCTGTTCATGTAGTGTTTGACCCATCTAATCACCCTTGGGTTACGGACTGGATGCTCAATCGTGCTGTAATGGCTTGGTTCAAGAATGATGAGCGCGTAACCTTTGACGTTGATATGAATGACCGTCGCCACCGTAAATATCAAGTCTATGGGTGCAACCTAATTGGATACTCTCATGGGGATGGCGCGAAAGAGAAAGACCTACCAAACCTAATGCAGTATGAATGCCGTGAGTGGTGGGGCAAGACACAACGAGGGTACTGGATTATTAAGCACAAGCACCACAAGGACGCCAAGACTGTTGGTTTAAGTGGTTATCAGCAGGAAAAGGATCACCCCGGCGTGACCGTTATTAAGTCTGGTGATACTGATCTATCCAAGAATGTGTCTGTTGAGATTGTTAGATCGCCAAGCGGGACAGACGGTTGGCATGATCGTAATGGATATGTTGGAGCAATTAAGGCCGTCGAGGCGTTTATCTTCAACAGTGAGCGTGGGCAGGTTGCGCGCTTCACCTATCCGTTTTATTGATTTGGAAAAGGAGGGCATGAATATGCGCGGTGAATTTGGAGACGTATCGTATAGCGTGGATGATGGATACCTAATCCTGCACACAGACGCTGGTGACGTGATGATTGGGCCAGAAGAATTGGAAGAATTGGCAGAGGTGATTAAGGAGGTGTTGGAGGATGAGTGACTGCTGCGGTTATGACAGGGAAGAGATTGAGGAAGCACTTGGGGTGCAGGTAGGGGGCGACCACTACAAGACAAAAGCAATACAGCCGGTGCAATACTGCATGGCTAATAACATCGGGTTTATGGAAGGTTCCGTTATTAAATACGTGACCAGATGGCGCGATAAGGGTGGCGTAGAAGATCTAAAGAAGGCGCGGCATTTCTTGGATATGCTGATCGAGGCGCAGTAAAAAGTAACCCCCGCTTGTTCGGCGGGGGTGTTTTTAATACTCGAAGCGGTCCCTCATAACCTTGACTTTACTATCTGGGACACCGTGAATGTTTTTAAATTCACCTTGGCAAACAATAATTGTTACCTTATGGCCACCACTTTTAGCCATATCAATATAATGCTGCATCTCCCACATTCGCGTAAATGTGTTTGATACTACCGTATTACGACCAATTTTCAATGAAGCATCGGTAAGCCGCTGGCACTGTTCGTGACTAAATTTAAGATATTTTGGGTTAAACTCGTAATCACCAATAGCGTTCACCATAAACATGTCAGCTTCAAAATGAGCATCTACCATACCGTGCTTAATCATTTTGTAAGCAAGAGTAGTTTTGCCACTACCAGGAACACCACGGATGATGTAAAGATTTGCCATTGTCTATCTCCCTTTTCCTACACCCACCATACGCCACCACCTACACCCTGTCAATAAAAAACGCGGGCCATTACAGCCCGCGCACTCCCCTTAAACCCGCATTGGCATCAAAACACCGACAAACCCATCGCATTCCTCAAACGTGACCAGCGCTGGGTCCATGCTGCCCCCCAGCGCCATAGACACAGTGCCACCATCTGCCTGCGCCATAAAGTCTGCCGTGTACACCGAATTAAACCCAATCTCCAAAGGCTCCCCGTCATATTCAACGCTTACCTCACTTTCAGCCTCGCCGACATCACCGCGACCGCTCAGTGCGCAAACGTCACCACTCACGCTAAGACGTACTACCTTGGACCGCGCATCAGCCACAGCAGCGACGGAACCAGACGCCGCGCTAAACTCCTTCGCATCAACACGCATGGTCGCTTTCCACGATTGCGGAATAACGCGCGTGTAGTCAGGGAATGTGCCATCGACCACTTTGGACGTGATGCTAAACCCGTCGCCAGTCACACGCATCTTAGTCTCACTGGTTTCCAGCGTTACGTCACTATCAACGCCGTCGAGCAGCTTTACCAGCCGGTCTACAGTCTTGCGCGGGATGATTACGCCCGCAACCGTGACATCGCCTGTGTGCGTCATCTTTGCAAGGCGGTGGCCATCCGTAGCGACCGCAATCAGATCTCCCGCGTCATCATTGTGCAAATATACGCCGTTCAGGTAATAGCGCGTTTCCTCTGTTGACATGGCGAATTTGGTCTTATTCAGCAGGTCTAGGAAATCATGCGCGTTGATCGTAGCTGTGTGCGTATATGTGTCCGTTGCGAGATTGGGAAAGTCCTCAGCGGGCAGGGTTTGCAGGTTGAACTTGGAACGCCCTGCTTTGATTGCCAGCAGCTTGCCGTCATATTCCAACGTCACACGCGCCGACTTAGGGATGCGCTTAACAATTGCCTCAAACAGCTTTGCAGGCACGGTCAATTCGCCGGGTTGATCAACCTCATGCGTTGCAATCGTCACCGCCTCAATATCAAGGTCAGTCGCCATTGCGGACACTGTGTCGCTTGTTGCCGTCAGCTTGATGTGACCGAGGATCGGGATAGTCGTCTTGCTCTCAACAATGCCGCTTGGGCTGTTGATTAGGTTGGCGAGTTGCGGTTGTTCGATTTGTAGCTTCATACCTGACCTCCAATATAAAACACGATCATCGCAATTGCGAAAACCTCGTGCTTGATCGTTCTCACATCATCATCCTTGAATAAATCGTAATAGGCAGCAATCATAACATTGATAATTGCTAGCACCCATAAAATTACGTCCACCCAATCCATTATTTATCCTCCAGATCAGCACGCCACTGGTGCCATTTAGTGAAGTTCCGACAACCCGGCCCATTATCAGGATCAGGCCGCGCGATTTGTTCAAACGGGCTAGCATGTAACGGATCGCCTGTCAACTTATCAAATACCCGCAACGCACGTTCAGCCGTCATAGGCTTGCCGTCAACTGTTTTGTAGCTGGTGGATGCGCAACATGCAGATGAAACACGCTTGTCACCATTGCGGCCAACATACGGGGTGTGCCATTCATTGTCAGACAAGTGATCAGGTTCACTCCCCGCCATAGCCTCCCGCATAGCCCGTGCAAGCGCCTGAATTTCAGGCTGTGCGTCTGGATGATCTCGCAAGGCAAAGAAGTTATCCCATTCCGTAGCTGTCACAAGCACGTTGATATGCTGGAACGGTTCAAGGATGCGGTTGACGATTTGTTTGTGGTAGCCTGCTGCGGCAAGCAGTTGTGCGTTATAAACAGCCTCATCTCGTGCCGCCATCCATGCGTATTCACCTCGTGGCAATTCTTCACCCGCCTGCATACCCTTCTGCTCAGCACCCCAATGCACAGGCATAGCAGGATCGTCAATAACATCTTGGATCATGCGTTCAACAGGGATGGCGCGGCTACTACTAGCATTGCGACTAAAAACCCTATGCGTCATGAACTCTGAGTGAATAAAACGTGGGTATCGTAGCTGCATCGTTGTGATGCGTGGGCATCCGTCTGCAATGCTGTCTGCTATCACCTTTGCTGTTATTGTCATCGATACGTATCTCCCTCCTCGATATATCCCATTTCTTTCAACTTCTGCCGCTCCTCAGACGCGCGCCATGCATACTTCACGAGCCTCCTCCAGCGCCTCATTCCGGGCCGCTGCGATGATGCTGTCTGCACCGGGTTCAATGTTGGTCCACAGCTCGGGACATAGCATGTGATCAACCTCGTATGCTTCCCAGCCAAATCCACAGCGTTCCGCTTTGCCTGCGGTCCACCACATGACAAGGTACGCCTCCCGGTCGTCGCATCCACCTGAATACGTCAGGATCGGCGTCCCATCCTTTGGCGCCGTCTCGATAGGTTGCCACACCGGCACCGCGCCCTTGATCAGTTCAAGGATGGCGTCGGCTGCTTCCTTAGGGTGATGGTTGCGGCGTTTGCGGATAGTATCCTCAATCTGTTCTCTAAGTTCCATCAAAATACTACCTCATCATCCTTAAACATCGCCACACTGTTAGGCACAATGCGGCCTTGATCACCATAAACCCATAGCGCCTCTTGTGTCGTAAGTAAACCCGCCGCGTGTAGGTCTGCGCTTAGTTGTGGGGTCATCATTCTTCCCTCCAAAATAAAAGACGCCCCATCATTACAACGGGACGCCTAGCGGTGTCAAGCTGTTATTTGCGGGTCAAGTCAGATCAACAATCTCACAAATTCCACCAGTACATGCCATTGTTTGACTGCCTTTTGTCGTATCCTCGCGCTCATACTCTGCAAGCCCGGTCCAGTCAATCGCATCAGGCATAATGGCAAGCATAGCCTCATACTCTTCACGCGTGCAGTCCTGATATGGTGCCTGCTGATAGGTGTGATCTGAGTAAGGCAAGAAGCTAATACCGCTCACCTCATC